TGATGGGAATGTTGGGTCTCGGCGCTATGAGATCCTACGAAAAGGTGCAAGGCGTAAGTCGGGAGAAATAGATGTCAAAAGATTTAATAGAGATGCTGCGAAGGCATGAGGGTGTGCGCAGTCATGCGTACAAGTGTTCAGAGGATATGATCACTGTAGGCGTCGGGCGCAACATCGACGAGAACGGTGGCCTTGGGCTGTCTGAAGACGAGATAGATTACTTGCTGAGGAACGACATCACGAGAGTTCGTCAGGAATTGACGGATACCTACTTCTGGTTCCCGGCTCTTAACGAAGCGCGGCAGGATGCAATGATCGACATCAGTTTTAATCTCGGTCAGACAAGGTTGCGAGGGTTTGTCAAAGCCGTTGAAGCCATGTCCCGCGAGCAGTTTGATATTGCTGCCGATGAATTTATGGACAGCCGTTGGAGCCAGCAGGTGGGCAATCGCGCAGTAGAAGTCACTGAGATGATACGCACAGGGGAGTATCAGTAATGCCACTACAAAAGTTTATCTTTAATCCCGGCATCAACAAAGAAGGCACCGACTACACTGCAGAGGGCGGTTGGTTTGATGGCAACTTGGTTCGTTTCCGTAAGGGTTTGCCAGAAAAGATAGGCGGTTGGCAGAAATACATACAAGCTTCATATGAAGGCACTGGTCGCAAGCTGTTTGGATGGGTCGATCTTGACGGTACAAAGCTTTTGGGCCTCGGCACACGGAACAAGCTATACATTCAAGAGGGCTCTTCATACAACGACATAACGCCGATACGGGCTACCACTGCTGCCGGAGATGTCACTTTTGCTGCGACCAACGAGTCGAGCACCCTCACGGTTACGGACGCTGGTCATGGCGCGGTCAACGGTGATTTTGTGACGTTTTCTGGTGCCGCAACGCTTGGGGGCAACATTACGGCTGCTGTTCTGAACCAAGAATATCAAGTCCTCACAGTGCCCACCGCTAATACTTTTACAATCACAGCAAAAGACACTGATGGTGTGGCCGTTACCGCAAATAGCAGCGACAGCGGCAATGGTGGCGGTTCTGTGGTTGGAACCTATCAAATAAATTCTGGTTTGGACGTGTTCGTAGACGGCACCGGTTGGGGTGTTGGCACATGGTCCTCGGGCACATGGGGCTCTACCACGTCTTTGGGCGATTCAAACCAGTTACGATTGTGGTCTATGGACAATTTTGGTGAAGACCTGATTTCAAATCCCCGTGCGGGCAGCATTTACTACTGGGACAAGACAAACGGCTTGAACACAAGAGCCGTAGCTTTGAGCTCATTGTCCGGGGCTAACGCTGCGCCGACCAAAGGCTTACAAGTAATTGTGTCGGATGTCGATCGACATGTGCTGGTGTTGGGCGCCGATCCGTTGACGGACGTTGCGGGGGTCACTCGGACAGGTACGATCGACCCGTTATTGATTGCTTTTTCTGACCAAGAGAACGCTGCAGAATGGGAACCCAGAGCCGACACTACGGCAGGATCACTGCGTTGTTCGGCAGGTTCTGAGATTATTGGTGGTCTAAGGGCCCGCCAAGAAACTCTTATCTGGACCGACGTTGCGCTATACAGCCTACAATTTATAGGCACGCCGCTTACTTTCGGTCTTAACCTAGTAAACGAGGGCGTCAGCCTCATGGGCCCTAATGCCGCTGTAAACACTCCGTCTGGCGTATATTGGATGGATAAAAAAGGCTTTTACATGTACAACGGCGGCGTTTCCGTTGTTCCATGCAGCGTGCATTCGTACGTCTTTTCCGATATTAACGAAGGCCAAGCGTTTCAGTTCTTTGCCTTTTTGAACAAGCAATTTAATGAAGTCGGGTGGTTCTATTGTTCTGCAGATAGCAACGTGATTGACCGGTACGTGGTTTTTAACTACCTAGAGCAAAGCTGGAACATAGGTCAATTGTCGCGTACGGCGTGGTTGGACGAAGGGATTGTGGCTTTCCCACGCGCGGCGGGGGCAGATTCGTCGGTAAATTACTTATACCAACACGAAACGGGCAACGATAACGACGGTAACCCGATGGACAATGTGTTCATTGAATCGGCTGACTTTGATATTGGCGACGGTGAAGAGTTTCAATTTATACGCCGTATGATCCCCGACGTGAAATTTAACGGAACCGGCGGCAGCGATCAGGCTATAAACGTAGTTTTGAAAGCTAGGAACTTCCCCGGCAGCACACTGACCACGGACCAAACCACCAGTTTTACTGCTACGACCACAAAAGTAGACATGCGGGCTAGAGCACGACAGGCTGCGGTGCGGTTTGAATCTGACGACGACGCCTCTACAGACGTGCGTTTGGGTGTTGGTTTTAGGTTGGGCGCGACTCGTCTAGACCTGCAAGCTAACGGTCGACGATGAGCAAGCTTTTACAAGGTAGATTACCGTTTGCGGCCGGGCAATCTGTAGACTCCAACACCTATAACAAGGCTGTACGTTTATTAGAGATCAGTTTAGACTCAGTCGATCCGGATTCTACGCCGCAGTTTACGAATACAAAGAGAGACCAATTAAAATTTGCGAAAGGCGATTTGATTTGGAATCTGACTTTAAACCTGCTGCAGGTATACGATGGGGCTAATTGGATCAGCCTGTCGCAAGAGTTGCCATACACAACCGACCCCTTGGAAGCGCAAGGACTTGTAGGTAGTGTACAGGTAATAAATAAGGGCGCGATTGTTGTAACCGTCGGATAAATTATGGGACAAGCTGCACTTCAGTACGATGAGTTTGAGGATATCGAACCGATAGAGGTTCCTGCTGGTGGCATCGCCACGTTTTTGACCGCGACTGAAGGCTCTTGGGCCACGGACGACGAAGACGATCTACCCCAATCGGGCATCGCCCAAGTTAAAAGAGTGGCCGATCAACTAGCACAGTTTGGTCGTTACGAAGACGAATACATGATTCACGCTGCAGAAGGCGAAACCGTCATACCGATGGAGGTCTTCCGCAAAAACCCAATTCTTAAAGATCGTATCTTCCAACAAATGCGCGACATGGGCATCGAACCCGAGCGTTATGTGGTAGGTAACGAGCTTAACTCTCTCAACCCGGTCACCGGGCAACCAGAATTTTTCTTGAAGAAGCTGTTCAAAGGCGTCAAAAAGTTTTTGAAAAAGGCCGTGAAGGTAGTTTTACCCATTGTGGCAACGATAGCTTTGACCCCGTTTGTAGGGCCTGTTGGCGCTTCTGCAATTGTCAGTGGTATTAGTACCTTGGCTCAAGGCGGTGATTTTAAGACCGCTTTGAAAGCAGCGGCGCTGGGCGGTTTGACGGCGGGTGTTGCAAAAGGACTTTCTGGTAGCGTAGGCGCTGCAAAAGAAGGCGCTAATGTGTTTGAAGGCTTTGGTGAAGGTATCAGAGCAGGCGGCTTCAAAGGTACTTATAAACAAGCTTTGGATGCCGGTAAGGCTCTGGGCGCCGATACGGCGACAAGTGCGGTCATTCCACCGCCTCCGGTTAGCGATGTAAGTGCGCCGGTTGATCCCGTTAGATTGGAAGCCGCAAAGACGGCTCCGATACCCGAAATTCCTGAAATACCGCAGATAACCCAGCCGTCTACGGTGCCGACTGCACCTCGTAGCGTACTGAGCCAACCCGCAGCAGGTGTCACGACACCCGCTACACCGGAGGTGATTGCGAGTGGAGGAACGGGCGCAGGTGCGGCCGCAACAATGGGCCCACCACCCCCGACCACAGTTCAACCGCCCGGCGTGATGGACAGCGTAAAACAAATATTTGGCATTGGAGCCGAACAACCCGCGCAACCTATTCAAGGCTTGAAAAACCTCTTCTTGCCGGGCATGGACGCGGGCGCACAAGCAAAAGATATTGCACAAAGGCTCGCCGATCAAAACGCTTTACCGGCGGGCTACACTGTAGAAACGTATGCCGCCAAGTTAGCAAAAGACTCACTGTCGGGTATTGGTGGGTTTGCTCGTAAATACGGGCCCGCCATTGGCGGTGTTATGGCTATAGACGCTTTGACTCGCGAAGAACCCACTGATTTTAACGTCGATGAGAGAGTAACGGGTTTTGATATTTTAGAAGGTCCAGAAGCCTATAAGTATCGCCTTGGGTCAAACACGATGCAGTTGCCCGCGAGTTACACAATTCAAGACGTTTCTGATCAATATAAGCCCTTACAAACACCCGTTTATAAACCGGTAGCCTACTCCGCAGACGGTGGCGAAATAGAAAACTTCCCTCGCATGAACGGACGTATTGAAGGTCCCGGCACAGAAACTAGTGACGACATCCCAGCTATGTTGAGCGACGGAGAGTTTGTATTTACGGCGAAAGCCGTGCGTGGCGCCGGTAACGGCAGTCGCCAAAACGGAA